ACGGTTTGTCGTTCGCCGATTCGAACGTGACATCGAATGTCGTCGTCGTGTTCGCGACGATCGGCACGGCGACACCTTTCGAGATCGGCACGTAGACGTAGCCGATCAACGCGGACGCAGTGAATCCCGGCGTGCCGGTCGGCGTGATCCGATACGTCGTGCCGGATACGAGCGTGATCGTGTTTATTACGCCGCTCCCCGTCGTCGGATACACATACTGCTCGACAGCCGGCGGAACGAGCGCCGTCAGCCGATCCATGCCAGAGACGAAGACGAATTCTTCGGCCGTCTCGGTCGGCTCGCGTTGTTCGTACCGATAGCGATTCAGGAAATAGCGCGTCCCGGCGACGCGGTTGACGGCGTACACTTCCGCCTCGATCCGCGTCGGCGCGAAGTTCGACGCGACGTAGGCGCCGAGATCGTTATGTCCGCCCATCGTGCCGCCGAGCCGTAGGACCGGCAGCTTCAGTTCGGAGATCTCATACTGTCCGGTCAGCGGATCGACGGACTCTGTCGAATCGATGTCGCGCAGATGCCGGTATGTCGCGAACACTTGCCGCTCGACCATCACCCACGACAGCAGCCGTGGCGTCGACGTCTTATTCACGGCGCTAGGTCCGGCCGATAGTGTCGCCGTGAGCCGATAGTAGCGGTACAGATTCGATCCAGTGAGCCGCGTTCCATCGGCGACGCTGCCGAGATTCACATCGGACGCGCCCCAATTATCCGTTGAGCCGTGCAGATTGTACCCGATCGCCGTCGATGCGGGATTGTGCTCGTCTAGCTGAATCAAGATCTCGTCGGTCGGGACGTGTCCCATGTCGAGACCCCACGTTCCCGAGCCGGACGAGTTATAGGCGACGGCTTTCAGATTGTGATATGGCTGTTCCCATGTGAAGCCGGTCGCCGTGCTATGCGCGCTCTGACCGTCGAGCGCGCGGCGCACCATGCCCCAATTGCCGTTTGTCTGACTCTTGGCACCAAAGCCGGGAATCGCGCCGGATTGTCCGCCGGCTCGATCGGGATAGCCGGCTGCGAGCGGCGACGTCGGATGGTCATAGGGAGAGTACGGCCCCATCGCCGTATCGGTCCCGCCAACCTTCGCGCGCCAGAACGTTGTCGGATCGAACGCTGCGGACGTCGCAGTCGGCACGGCGCCGATCCAGAGTTCGGTCGGCGTGACGGCGCCTTGTACCGGCTGCACGAAGATCACGAAGCCGGCCGCATGGAACAGATGCGAGAAGCCGTTCGCGTCGACGCTCGACGTGCGGACATTCCCCGAACTGTCGCGTCCCGAGCCTGTCGTCGAGCGCATGTAGTGCGCGCCGAACAGAACATGCTTCGTCGAGAGATCGATCGTCAGAATGCCGCCAGTGCGCGAGACGCTATCGCTGGCGACGTTGAACGGCGCGCAGATCTGCTTCAGCCGCCAGAACGCGTCGTACTCATAGATCGAGATCTGATAGGACGGATACGACGTCACGCCATAGGGACCGGCGACGCCAGAGCGCGACACGGCGATGTCGAGCGACAGCAGTTCGAACGGCGACTGCGTGAAGATGACCGGCGACGGGAAGAAGGCGAATCCGACCGCTTCGCCTTGCGGCTGCGTGTACGGCGTCGTCGCCGACGCGACGAACTGATGATGCACGCTCGACGCTGTCGTCTGCGAGAAGATCGAGACGCCGCCGGCAATCTTCGTGATCTGGATTCCGCCCGTATTCGCGGTGTCGATTTCCAGATTCGTCAGCGAGCCGACTTGCGCTGCCGCCCATTCGGACGCGCTCGTGATGCCTTGCCACGACGTCATCGCGATCAGATCCGCTTCGAAGTCGATGCACGGATTGCCGCGATACGCCGCGCGCATGATCGACTTCAGTGTCGCGCCGCCGTCGTCTGCATAGCCGAAACTCATACGACGATCGCTGGCGCGACTTCTTCAAGATCGAACTTGATCTCGCGATGGACGGGATTCACGACCGGCATATAGTCCATCGAATCCGGTATCTGCGTCAGCGCGAGCAGCGACGAGCCGGTCGCATCCGAGTCGTCGTGACAGTACACCCACGGCTGATTGTAGCGCATCAGCCGCATGACTTCCGTGTGGAATGCAGCATAGTCGGCGCCGTCGAGAATTGCGTCGATCACAATCTTGCGATACATGAGCGGACGCGTCTTCACGCGCACGCCCCATCGCGATTTCTTGTTGTCCTGATATTCCAGATGGAAGCCGTAATCGTATGCTCCCGGCGCATTGAGAAATGTCGGGAAGCGATAGCCGACGCCGAGATACAGTCCGGTGATAATCGGCGCGATGTTCGCGCCCATCGCGTTGACGGTGAACTGCCACGCCGTCCGGCTGTTGCTGATCGTGAACGTCTTCCACCAACTACCATCCGGCAGCAGACAGCCGTTCGCATCCGACGCCAGTCCGCCGGGGGACGCCGGAATGACCGGCACGACTTCGTCCGTCGTGACCGTCGCGAAGTTGTCCGTGCTGCTCTGGATCCTGACGGTCGCGCCGGCAAGGTTGCTGCCGCGATCAATGAAGATCATCGACGGCGTGATGGCGGTCAGTCCGGTCAGTCGCAGCCGGCGCGTCGCGTTCGTTGTCGTCGGCGTCCACCATGTTGCGTCGCGCTGATTGTCCGCCACACGGAACGGCTCGTGCCGTGGCGCGTCGTCGCCGTCAGGATTCACGAGCGTCGCGAGCGGATGCAGCACGACGTTATCGAACAGATTGTCGGACAGAATGATCGGCGTACTCATGGCGTTACCAAGATTGGCTGCCCGCGATCATCGATCCGCTTCAGATCGCGCCGCATTCGTTGCAGTGTCTTTCCGTCCGGCGATTGCAGGACGATGATGACTTCACCCTTGAACGTGTCGGTCGACTTGGATGTCGCGAGTTGTGCGCTGCCGCCGCCGCCTCCCCCGCCGCCGCCGCCGCCTCCCCCGCCTCGATGCGTCGAGATCCCGCCCATCCGCGCGACGATCGCCGCGCCAGCGAGAAAGCCGGCCGCCGCCTTCGCGTCGGCCGCTGCCTTCGCCCATTGTCCATGTATCGCCTCACCGATCGCGAGCAGTTCATGCTCGACCGCTTTCGCTTCTAGGTGAACGACGATCGGCTCTAGCAGACCGGCGAGGATGCTGCCTTGCCCGCGCACGAGCGCGTCCGTCGCTGCCTGCACGCCGCCGGATACGGACTGCGCGACGACGTTCCCCCACGTCACCGCAGCGTCGCCGGAATCTTCAAACGAGGTTCGGACGGCGTCGATGCCTTCACTGAGCGACGACATGAAGGTATTCGCAACGGGGATTGCCCCGTTGAATCCGTCCATGATGTTGGCGACCATCTTCTGCAAGCCGGGAAATTGCGAGTTATCGCCGGCTGCGTGTGCCGCTGATCCCTTCGGTTGCAGGACATGATCGATCAGATAGTTCTGATCGGCGAGTCCATCTTCGAATAGTCGCTTGATTTCCTTCTTCCGTTCCTCGACGTCATGCTTGAACAGCGACGTCGCGTCTTCGAGAAACTTCTTCATCTTCTCGTTAAACTTCTCGGAATCCGCGATGATCTTTTCCGAGTGCGTCAGATCCTGCACCGACGAAACGAGTTTCGGGAATTCGGCGTGAAGCTCTCCCTGTAGCGTCTGGATCTGTTCGGCGATCTCGCCGGCCATGTGCTCCCGTAGGAGACGCGGAACGAGCGTCGCGCCGAGTCCGGTCGCCTTCGCATCTTCCGCCCAGATCGCGGCAAGCTGCGCCTTCAGCGACGTCAGCTTGTCGAGCCGTTGCTGATAGTCGGCGTTAACGACGCTGAAACTCGTCTTATTCGCGAGCACCGCCATGTCGCCGATAACCTTCAGCGCGGCTTCGTGCGCCTTCGTAAACCACTCGACGAGCGCGACGCCAGCTATCGCCGCGCCGGCCGCGATCGGTCCGAACAATCCCGCACTCCCGCCCATTGCGAGATAGGCCACGCCTTCGACGACGCGATTCACCGACCGTTCGGCGAGCGCGCCGGACGACGCGATTCGTGCGAAGCCTTCGACCGCTGAGTGCGCCGCGCCGGCCGACCGCTCGCGCAGCATGTCCTGTGCTTTCGCGACAGAGACGACTTGCTGCTCTAGCCGTAGCATCGACTTCTCGGTCGCGCCTAGCTCCTGCCCGTACTGCCGCAGCGCGTTCGCCTGCTGATTCCACGCGCGCACGGCAGCCGCGTTCGTCGTGTCGAGCGCGTTCTTCAGCATGTTCGACTTCGCGATCATGTCGTCGAAGGCGCGCTGCGCAGACGTGCCGTCCGCCACGATTTTGACTTTGACTTCAGCGGACATGCGTCACCGTCCCGGTCGGGGGATTTCTTCGCGATCGATTCTCGCGTGTTCGGATGCGATGACAGAAGCAGCCGCGAGGAATTGCGGATCCCGCTTCACGAAGTCCGGCATCGCCCCCGGAATGTCCCGCGCGAGCCAATACGCGTTTAGCCATGCGTGAGTTCGTCCCCCGTCTAGAATGCCGCCCCACGGACAACGATCGAACGTCTCGACCTTCGACAGCCCCATATCGATCACATGCTTTCGCTCTGGCGGTCCGCGTTTCTGACCGGGGAGCGAACAACTACAGATCTGCCTTACGCGCTCGACACAGTCGCCACAGGGGAGATTTCCGTAGTAGTCGTGCCGTCCGAGCCGGACGGCGAGTCGGAGTTTTTTTCCTGCTTCCTCGTCAGTGTCGCCCGTTCAAGCAAACCGAGATACATCGCGTTGATCCACATAACCGGCAGCGATGCCATGTGCCGATCGTTGTTCACATCGAACGACGACGACGAGATCACTTCGCCCTCGTCGTTTGTGTCATCCATCTCGACGCCTTTGATCGCGACGAGCCGTTCGCGGACGCATGTCCACGCAGCGACGTTCCGATGGATGTCGTCGCCTTCCGCATTCTTATCGAGCGCCTTCGGGAACCGATCTTGCCACTCTGCGAGACCGTCAGGATCGAACGGTCGCAACGTCGCGACGACACCTTGCACGACGTCTACCGGGATTGTCGCCGGTAGGATTGTGAGACGCATAGTTCTCCCTTAGTCGAATTTGATTGCAAACGCATCGACCGCCGTGTCCGTCGAATCGACGAGCACGCCGGACATGGTGACGATCGGAATCCCGTTATCGTTGCTGACCAGATACTGCTCGATCACCGCGCCGCCGGTTGAGAACTTGACGCGGTTGTACTGCACGGATCCTACGGTCCATGTGAAGACGTTTTTCGTCGCTGACTTTTGCAACGTTTCCAGATCGATGTCGGCGATCAACGGATCTTCTAGGACCAGCTTGAACGTCGGCCGCGCGTAGGGAAGGAACGGATATGCGAGACCCTTCGTCGCGTTCGCGTTCGGCCGTTGCTGGATCGTGTTCCCGCTAGAGATCGAGCACTCGCGCACGATCCCCGTCGAGAACGCGCCGAACGTGACGGCTGCCGTCTCGGCGACTGGCGCGATCGCCGTGCCGAATGCCGGCGATCCCGGCGTCGCGACGTCCGCTTTATCCTGATAGAGTCCGGTCAGCTTGAACGACGCTTCGACCGGACCCCCGGCTTTGAATCCGAAGGTGAAGTCCGAACGCGCGCCGAGCAGCTTGCGCAGTTCGCCGCCGCTGTAGCTGTACGCCGTGACCGTCTTCAGCGCCGACGATGCGATGTTGTACAGCCAGTTCTCGGTCCCGGCGCCGAACGAGCCGACGCCCGCCAATCCGGCCGCTTGCAGGATCGGATCGAGATCCGGCAGAATGCTCGCCGAATACGCCGCTGTCGTCCGCGCGCCACGGACGAACGTCTTCATCGACCATTCGCCATAGCGCGCGGATGGCGTCAGCGGCGCCGCTGCATTCCGCTTCGTACCACGGACGACTTTGTCGCGCGGCGTCGCGACCAGATACGTCACGGTCGGATCGAACGTCTCCTCTAGACGAACGGCGTCGGTCGCCTGTACCGGCGTGCTATCGGTGCCCGATGTCGTCTCCACTTTGCAGAGGAGTAGCGCATCCATCATCAGACGATCGGCCATTGTCTAACCCTCGTTGCGAGAAAAGCAGTTGAGAAAGTCGGTTACGGTGTTGGCGGAACTTCGACCGGCGGTGAGTTATCAACGATCGGTGTCGCGTCGATCTCTGTCAGCGGACCGACGAGCGGCAAGCCGAGCGCGGTACGCTGATCGTTCGTCAGATCTGCTTCATGCACTGGCGGTTGATCCGGCGCGACGTAGTAGTACAGTCCGCCGGACGGATTCTCGTTCGGCGGTGGCGTCGGTTCCGGCAAGCCGTGATCGGGAACGCCGCCGCTGTCGGGAGGCGTCGTGTCGATCGGGATGTCGATCGGCGGTAAGCCGAGTGCGTCCCGCTGCTCTGGCGTCAGATCGTCTTCGTGTACCGGCACGCCGGTCATCGAAAGCTGATAGTAGTGACCGCCGCGCGGATTCGTGTTCGGTGCTGGCGTGAGTTCAGGTGTTAGCGGCATCTCAATACCATCCTTTCAATAGTTGAATCCAGCCGGCGATCCACGCGTGCTGCGACGCCGTATGCACCGCGTTAAACGCGTACACATACGAGATGCAGTTCGCCGCCAAGCCGCCATCTTGCGCCGCGCCGATGCGCAGCGCCGTCGTGATGTCGCTGATCGTGCCGTCCGAGCCGCCTGTGCTCGCGGTGCCGGCGTCAGCGGTGCCGTTACGGAACAGCGTGCAGCGTGAGCCGAACGCCGCGCCGGGATTGAAGGAGCAGGAAAGAATGTATTTCGTCGCGCCGTCGTTCAGGATATTCGTTCCCGTCGACGCAATCTGTTCGAAGTTCGTCGTGCCGCCGCCATAGTAGACGCGTAGGTGTGGCTTGTTATTGCTGTCGCGCCAGAAGTTGATCGACGACGTGCCGCTGCCGTTGACCTTGTTTACGAGGTAGCGATTGGCATTCGCATCGCCGGACGCGAACCGGCAGCAGACGTAAATCGACCATCCGGCCGCGTTCGTCCAGAACGAATCAAGCGAATCGCCGAAATCAATGAAGTCGGAATTCGCGAACGTGTAGAATGCTGGCGGACCGGCAGTCTTCGTCGGCGTCGTGAGTGTGCCAGTCGGACCGACGAGTGATTGCGCCGAGCCGGACAGATCTGGATCCAAAGCCCAGATGAGATGTGCGAGATCTTGTTGCGGACGATCTTGCGTCGTCGTCCACGCCTTATTTGCCTTGATCCACGCCGTGATATTGCCGATCGTCGTGATGTCATGCACGGCGTTGTAGGCGTACACATAGCCGACGCGACTCTGCGCGCTTCCCGACGTGCCGGGATGCCCGATGCGCAATGCCGTCGCCGTATCCTGAATCGTCGAGCGCGAGCCGATATTGTTCGTTCCGTTGAGATCGACTTTCACGGCGTTGCTATACAGCTTCACGCATGTCGCGCGCGTGGCGTTGGGATCGAACGACACGGCGATCACGTTCTTGTAATCCTGCACGAATACGGACGGCGTGCTTGTGTTCTGCTCCCAATTCGTTTGCGCGCCGTCATATAGAATGTCGGTGCGCAGCTTGCCGTTATTCGAATTGTAGATATGGAATTCGCGTCCGCCGTTCACCGTCGAGTCTTTCCCGACGACGCTGTTCGGTCCGCCGGTGATGTCGTTCTGTTGCGGATAGATCGCTGCGTAGATCGTCCATCCGGCGTTAGCCGTCCACACGGTATCAAGCGAATCGCCGAAGTCGACCTGCCCCGATGCCCCGATCGAATACCATGACGGATTAGGCGAGCCGATGACTTGCGACACGCTATTGTACGTGCCGAGTGGACCGACGAGATATTGCGCGTTCCCGGTCAGATCAGGATCGACCGCCCAGATGAGATGTGCCGTGTCATATGGCGGACGATCCTGATAGATCGTCGCGCTGCTGTTGCCGACCGCCGTCCCCGCCGTCGCTGTGATCGTCACGGCGCCGGGACCGACGCCAGTGACGAGTCCGTTCTGATCGACGGTCGCCTTCGTGATGTCGAGCGACGCCCATGTGACCGGCGAGCTAATGATGTTCCCGAACTGATCGCGGACGACTGCGCTCAGTTGCGCCGTGAAGCCTTGCGCGCAATTGAAACTCGACGGCGTGATCGTGACCGTCGTCGGGACGGCGTTCGCCGCCGGGAATAGAATCGTGAAAGTTGGCGGGAACGGCAGCGGCAGCGACGGCAAGCCGAGCGTCGTCCGTTCGCCGGCAGAGAGATCGCCTTCGTACTCTGCGTTCGCGCCGCCGCCCATGAAGTAGAAATGCCCGCCGCGCGGATCCGTGTTCGGCGCGCCGTCGTGATTCGCCACGGTTCGCACGACGACGTAGGCGCCGAATTCGGCCGTGAGTGCCGCGCCAGTCGTCGGCGTGTACGATCCTGCACTCGTGAACGGCAAGTGATTCGGATCGAACAGCACGGACGGTGCAGCCTTCGCAACCGTCATCGGGATATTGACCGTGCCGCCGCCATAGACGCCGCTCACGATCGGTTGTCCGAACAGATCGTAAACGTGCATGATCCGGTAGGAGTCGCCGACCGTCAGCAGCGTCGAGAGATCGACCGGCACGGACAACGCTTGCGGCCAATTGTAAATCGTGATGTGTCCCGTCTTCTCTGGATAGCCGTTCGAAATCAGATACGTATTCGGCTCAATGAAGACGACGGTGTTCGTCGGCAATACGTCCGTCTGCGTCGAATGGACGTCGACATTCGGATACGTCGCGCGCCACACTGAGTAATTCCCGAGCGTGACGCCGACTTCCGAGAACGCTTGCGACGGCAGATAGAGTTTGCCGTAGGTGTTGTTATCGACCGTCCACTTGCCCGTATTGTTGATGTCGCCGGCCACGGCGCCGAACAGATACGCCATCGATCCGGCATAGACGCAGACGTTCCGCTGTACGATGCCGTTCTCGATGTTGCGCACCGAGAGACCCCACGGCGCATAGTTGTCCGTGAGACTGATGTGCAGTCCGGTCCGCGTCGCGTTGCCGTTGTTGATCGCGAGGAAGCTATTGCTCTGCGCGCCGGAATATCCCGGCGACTTATAAAGCCGGTTGAACTGCACGGTCAGATCGTCGACGAGCGCGGTCGCAGCGGATCCGCCGCCGAGCAGGAATTCCGTCGACACCTTCGCGACGCCGACCGAGCCGCAGTTGAAGACGGTATTCCGCTCGATCAAGTAGTGCATCGTCTCGATCGTCGAGCCGGTCAGATTGAGTCCGTTCCCGAAACCGTTGAAGAAGATGTTATTGCGGATCTTCTTCTGCGCGCTCGCCGTTAGGTTCTGCGACTCGACCGCGTTGCCGTGCTGACCGGCGTTGTCGCTGTAGCCGTGTCCCCATCCGATGTTGCCGTAGAGTTCGCCGCCGCCACTGTCGCCGGACCAAAAGCCGATGCACGATCCCGGCGAGTTATGCAGCACCATGTTCCGCGCGCCGCACCCCGGCGCCGAGAGATCGAGATTCCCTTCCGGCTGATTGTTCGCTGCGAAGCCGAGTCCGTCGCGATACGGCGACGCGCTGAAGATCTCAAATCCTAAGCCGCTGCCCGCATAGATCGTGTATTTCGTTAGCGCCTTGCTTGTCGTGTACTGACGAATCCCGCCATCGATGCGAATGCGATCGCCGAGTCGGTTCCGCACGATGATCGGCGCGACGCTCGATCCGCGCAGATCGACGTCATAGACCGCCGTGCCGCCGTGCGCAGTCGGCGCACCGCCGTCCGCGATGTGCCAGAGCCATGTTCCGCCGGGAGTCGCCGCCTGAAACTCGATGATGTCTCCCGGCTGCACGGTCGCGCCCCGGTTTTCGAGCGCCGTCTTCGGATCCCACGGCAGCGTCGTTCCGTTATTACCGGAATTGCCGGACGGCGAAACGAGATACGTCGTCACGAGACATTCCCTGTCGCCGTGCCATTGACGAGTTCGGATGTCGCCGTGATGACGACCGTACCGGCAGCGACGCGCGTGACGAGTCCGCTGCTGTTCACCGTCGCGACGCCTGTGTTGCCGGACTGATAGGTGATCGTGCGTCCGGTCAGAACGTTGCCGTTAATATCCTTCAGCACGACGGTCAACTGCTGCGTCGGCGAGCCGGCCGACAGCGTGAAGGGATTCGGCGTGACGGTGACGGTGTTCACCGCATACAACACGATGATCGCGATCTCGCCCGTCACACGCTCTGACGTCGCATAGATGTTGATATTCCCCGGCGTCACGGCGAGCAGCAGCCCCGACGTCCCGACGTTCGAAACGCGCGGATCCTGTGACGACCACTGCACCGTCCGCCCCGTCAGCGCCGCCGCATTGACGTCCGTCAGCGTCGCGACTAGCTGCGCCGTGTCGCCGGGATGGAAGACGGTCACGCCGCCGACCGTTGTGACCGCCACGTTCACGACGGGATTCCCGATGGATTGCGCTTCGCGCGTCTGAATATCGAGCGCGACGCTGACTTCGACTTCGTACCATCGGTTCTGTGCCGAATCCATCCGCGCATCCGAAATGCGCCGATGCCATATGATCGGCCCTTCGCCCCCCGGCGGTGCCAACTGCTGAATCCGTTTCCCGGCGACGCGCGAGCTAATCGGGAAGACATCCATCCACTGCATTACGGCGTCGGGGATGTACCGCATGTGATTGTCGCACGCGGTGCGATCGGAATCCTGATAGATGTAGCGCAGTTTGACCGTGTGCTTCGTGTCACGGATGCCGGTCACAGGCCGATAGGTATTCGTGTCGGCCGTTTGCCACTCGATCGAGAAGACGGGGAACGACGCGCGATCGTGTTCCGTCTCCCAATCGAATGTTTTCTCGACGGTGAAAGACGAATTCAGCGTGACGCCGTTCGCGGTTGCGACGGACTGAATCAGCGCGCCGAGTGTGGCATTCGCGGCGTCGGCGATCTCGTCGATGACATTGCCGATCATTAGGAGCCGACCAGTTGAAGCACGACGTCGGCCAACTGCGACGGGACGCTGATCCCACGACGCGCGCGCAGATCACGCACGCGGTACGACTGGCTATTGATCGTGACGGTCGACTTGTTGATCTGACAGCCGTTCCAATCCTGAAACTTTACGACGCCGGTAACGACGCGACCGAGCACGTCGTCATTTTCCCACGGCGCCGTTAGCGGGACGGACTCTTGTCCGTAAAGGATTTTCGTCGGCGAGGTGCCGAAACTCATCGTCACCGTGTCGCCAGTTTCGAAGAAGACGTCGAGATCCGAGTCGCCGAAAGCCATGACTGTTACCCGTCACGCTTCCGCCGACGCGGATCGCGGTGCGATGCATCCTGCATCCGATCGAGCATCGCGTCGGATGTGAGCGGTCCCGCCGGACCGGGGTCATCGACGTATTGCGCGCGACCGGCCGACACGAGTTCGCGCGCGAGACCTTCAGGGAGTTCGATGACGCTCCCCGCTTCGCAGTGCTCGCCGGCAAACTGAAAGCCGGTCCCCGGCGCCCCGGTGACTCTGACCGGAATCACGGTATCGCGTCCACGCAGCGCGTCAGCGCGCCGGGACGACCGAAGCCGATGTCGGCGAGCATCAGCGACGTTACTTCGACCATGCCTTGCTTTTTCTTCGTCATCGGATCGACGACGACTTCCAGTCCCGGCCCCCAACTGCCGACGTACATTTCGGACCAGAGACCGTAAGCGATGCACGAGCAGATCGTCGTCGACGTGCCTTTCGTCAGATTCGCGGGAACACTCGCGCTGACGAGAACCGGATGTGACAGCAGCGTGCCGAACTTCTCGTCGCCCATCACCATCCATCCCGTTGTCCCCGTCGTCGAGTTCGACACGCGATCGCGCAGCCGCCATCCTTCGCGCATCGTCGGTGTCGTCACCCATGCATTTTCGGGGAAGTCCGCATTCGCGACGGCTGTCGTGCGCTCGATCGCGGCCAGCGTCGCCCATGTGACCGTCCCGCCATTCGTGCCGAGCGTCACCGAGCCGATGCCGGATGCACTGATGATTCCGGTCGGCTGCCCCGACGCGCCGGTCCCGGTGAAGGCGTAGCCGTCGAGCACGACCGCCGTCGCGAGCGCCATATCGCGCCGGACGATCTCGTCGACGCCGACTGCGACGCGCGACTGTGACAGTAGCTGCACGGAATACGACGTCGTCGCGATGATGTCTTTCGGCGACATTGCCGTCTGCGCGAGCAGCAAGTTCGTATCGCTCGCGTCCGAGCCGGGATTCTCCGTCTGCGCGACCGGCGCCGCCTGTGCCGTCTCGCGCGGGAACTTCACTTGCCCCTGCAAGCCGGTCAGGAATGTCGCGCCGGCTCTGCCGACAACCGACTGGATCCGCAGCATGTCGAGAAACGGTTTCGGCTGATCGAACCGGAGTTCGGTTCCTTTCGTCGACGTTCCCGAATCGAGTCCCGCGCGATCCATCTGATAGGGAATCAGCAGCGAATCATCCGTCTTCCGCTCCATGTGTTCGGCGAGTGCATCGCTCACATCGAACGCGAGACCGTCGCGCCGGATGCCTGTCGCCATTCGGTAGAGCGCATCGCCGAGATTGTAATCGCGAGACTCTTGCGGACTGAATGTGATACGCATCGATCGAATCCCGGCTGATGTCAGTAGACGTGCAACGGAAGGACCTACATCCCCGACGCGCCTGTCCCATGATCCAGACGCGCCGGGGATTTCCTGCTTGTCCTACAACGCATCCTTGATCGCCGCGAACGCGCCAGCATAACGGACGGCGACGCCGGCCATCATGAAGGATGTCACTTCGACCATCCCTTGCTTTTTCAACCGATACGGATCGACGATGATTTCGAACATCCCCCAATCGCCGATTGTGAGTGCGCTCCACGCGCCGAACGTCACCGCCGAGCAGATCGTCGTCGCCGTTCCCTTCGTGAGATTGTCCGGCGATTGCTGCGACGCCCACGCCGGATAGCCGTTCAACTGACCGGCGATCCGCGCCGACGCACCCTGAATCGATGCGTCACCGAGCGGTTGCGAACCGGACGGCGTCCAGACCGGCAGACCGACCGTGTTCGACAGCGGCACGATTTTCTTGAACTGGCCGCGCATCTTCGGCGACGTGATGTAGGCGAGACTTCCCAACTGATCCGCGTTCGCCTGTGCGACGAGCGTTTCGAGCGAGACGAGATCGTTGTAGACCGCCGTGCCGCCGTTCGCTCCCGTCGTCACGCTGCCGATGCCGGACGTCGAGATGACGCCGGTCGGCTGATTGCTCGCACCCGTACCGGCGAGCGCGCCGAGATCGAGCGCGATCGCATTCACGAGCGCCAGATCCTGACGCACCATCGATTCGACATCGATAACTGCTTGCGCCAGCAACTGCCGCGAATACGACGTCGACGCGAGCAGCGTCTTCGGATCGAGCGCGATCTGTTGCAGTGTCAGGTTCGAATCACTGACATCCGAGCCGGGATTTTCCGCCGACCATGTTGCGGTCGCTGCGGCGTTTTGATTCGGGAATCGGACCGGACCGCGCAGTCCCGTCATCGTCTGTGCGCCCGCGAGCGCGCAGATCTGAAGGTTGCGCAGCAGCGGCAAAAAGTCCCCCGGCACGTTGAATTTGAGTTCGGAACCTTTCGTCGACGTCGCCGAGTCGAGACCGGCACGAATGAACATCTCCTCGTC